TCAAAAGTAATGAACAATGAATGTGTAGGTAGCGGAGACTTTACTGACGCATTACTTGAAACAGTGTATGAAGCTGGGTACATGTGGGAATGTACAAACTATGTTGAATCTGTAATCTACATGGAGCGAGACTAATGAAGTTAACAGAAGATGACCTTTTTGAGATATGGGAAATATTGGTAGAAGAATCCACCAGCGCAGAAATGCGTGCTACCTCTTTTATAGAGTTTCTAGAAAAATACTACAAAAAGAATAAATTTCGCACATTGCTGACATCTAAGGAGATCCCGTTCTAATGAAAGACTATGCAGCAATACTTATAGATCCTTATGAGCGTGCGTTAACTCTTATGCAAATAAGACACGACTTTGACTCTTACAGACATGCTATTGATTGCAGTTGGATAGAGCTATACAAGTTTGCAGAAGTGCATGATGGGCGCAAGAGATCAGCTATTCTAGTTATGGATGAAGAAGCCTCGGTAAACTCCAGCACGAAAGCACCATTCAAGCTGTACCATAAGAGCCAAGATGACTCGGCTATATTCTTAAATAAGTGTTTATTGATTGGCGACCGCAAAGATTGTCCGTATAATATAGAAGAATTAGAAAGCATTATTAAGTTTGGGGTTAGAAGAAATAGCACCTAGACATGCACGTCATCTAAATCTTGCGCGTCCACGTACACAATAACGCACCTGCAATTAATTACGTTTCGGGCGCCTCCTGCTGGATCTCCTGCGTGCTGCATTTCAGCTCCACCAATATTAAACGGCTCGTCCATTGCGACTGTTTGACCGTTGGCTAATACATGCGCCGATCTAGTCCTAGCATCGCCTGTAGACACCCACCTTTTCATCATGTTCATGCCTAGTTCCTGCTCTACAGTGCTATGATATTGATGATTTGCGTAACTTGCGGCGTTATGAGTTTCTGTTCTGGCTATTGTTGCGGCTCTTTTACGACCTATTGCTGGCGCTCTACGGTTAATTTCTTTGGCTATCTGTGCAAGGCTTAAGCCGTCAGCCCTAGACTCTGTGATTATGCGGTTAACAACATCTACCATGCGCGATGATGCACGCATTAAGTTCACCCATCTGCTCTCGCCGAAATACGTTATTAAGTCTTCTATATCACGGTTGCGATCAAATACCGCAGCGTTTACTGACTTGAAGTTGTTTTCGTATTTGTCTTCATTGGAGCTATAGATAGTGGTAAATACACGTTTGTAGTGCGCTGTAGAGACTAATAGCAACTCATCAAGAAGTTTATTGCTTGCGATCTCGTTATAAAACGCGCCTTCTATTTCGTAATTGCGTGCTTCCGTTCTTATAAACTTAAGAAACAAGCTATTTATTCGGGTATAGCCTGACTTTTCTAAAGATTTCCTGATGCGCGATTGCCGCCTTGCTTCAGTTCGTGCATTTATTCTGCCGAGTCTAAAGTTGCGTAATCTTTTTTGTTGTAGTTGAAGCACAACTAATCTTTTCCTAGTTCAGCCTCTATCTGGTTGCGCTTCTTTGTAGCCCATGAAAAACCAGCATCGCCGCCCCATAAAGCCCACGCTATACGCCCTGCACTTGGGTAACCCTCTTGGCTTGGCTTGTAGCCTTGCCCTTGCTTGTCTACCTCATGCCTACTAAAGAAAGAGTACATGCGCTTAACTGTGCTTGGACTTAAGTTTTCTCTGTTTGTTAGCTGATTTGCGCGTGCGACACCAACTGCTGTGCCGCCGCGCTTAAACTTTTTTCGCCAGTCTAACCCTCGCTGGGCTTCTTCTGCCATGCTTGAAGTTGGCTTAAAGTCTATATCGGATACTGCTTTTTCATCTTCATCTTGATCTATATAGGCATCTAATTCTTCATCATCAATAGGATCGTCTACTTCTGGTGGCGCTTCAGAGCCTAAAGCAAAGAGATTAGCCCCTATGTATATGTCATCACCGCCGCTAATTGCATTTAACCCTAGCACCTCTCGCGCTTCGTTCCGTGTCATTATCCCTGCGGTAACTGCTGAAGTTACATTCTCGTAGGTCTTACGCTTGCGCTCGGATAACGCTGGTATCGCCTCCGTGTCATAACAGAACATTAGGTTCTCGTTATACATTGGAACTAACCATTCGTTTAGGTCGCTCTCTATCAACCTTAAATGCGGTATAATTGTTTCCTCATACAGCGCTAGCCGTGCTTCCGCTATATTGCTATAGGTTTGGCTGTCTGGCACGCCTACAAGCTGGCTAGGTACGCCAAAGCATAACGCTATATCTGTAGCCGCCATATGTTTAAGGTTAATAAAATCCATATCTTTAGGTGACAAACCCATTTCACGCCAATCAAAATCGCCCTCTAGCAACATTGGTCGCCCAGCGTTACCGCTACCAGCAAATCTATTGTTTAAATCTGTAAGTAGTTGCTGCCTTTGAGATTCAGTTAGGTTAACTGCAAAGCCAGAATCATCTTTAGGCTTAAATATAACCGCACCTGATGGCCTTGCGCCGTTTTGTAATAAGTTAATGTTGTGCTTGCTAGCTAGATTATGCTGGTCTACGTCTACCGCTGCTGCCGATAATGGACTGCAACCGTAATAATCGTCTAATGGGTTCCATAATTTAATATGTTTGAGTTCACTAAAGCCTGTCTCTTGGTCTACTAAGTAAGTCTCAGCTACTCTGCCATTGAGCATATACTCATAGCGCTCTGGTATCGGTTTGTTGCCGCCTTTGATTACAATGCGATCCGGCCTTAACAAGTGCAGCTCTCTAGGCTGCGCACCACCGCCAACTTTCAACACATAAGCATTACCGCTTAATAAAAGATAGCCGAATAGAGAGTTAAAGAATTCTGAATTACTTTGTAACGGATTAGGGCGGTCTAATAGATCTTGTAGCGGGTGGTTATCCAGCACTGTATCGCCATTTTTAATCATGTAGCGCACTGCGCCAGCGCCCTTGCTGATTTCATTGACACACCTATAAACTATAGCGTTCTTTAGATAGCCCTCGCTAGCTAAGTCTGCATAGTTGTACTGCTTGCTTTCTCCAGAACCCACGCCAAAGTAGCCGATCATGTTGCCAGCTTCTTGCTTTGTGCTTCTTTTATTGCGATCTAACCGCCGTCTTAGTCCGTCAAATATTGCCATTAGCTAATTCTCCAGTTTACATCGCCTTGTGACTTGCTTAATTCTGATAAGCCCCAGACTAATGCGTCTAGCCTATCTGGACTAGGTTTGACTTGTCCAGTATAAGTACACATTTGTTCCTCTAGCTCAGAGAAAACATTAATGTGATGAACGCGCTTTTGCTCGTAAAGTGCTGCTACTGGCTCTGCTCTCGCAATTTTGCCTCTGCTAGCCCTTACTGATCTATACGAAACTTGGGTGTCAATATTCCTCAACAACCTTTCTACTAGATCACCACCGTTATTGACTTCTGCAACTATCCGATCTGCGTTATGCTCGTAATAAGCCCTAATAGCAATCTTGCCCCACGCATCTGGCGAATATCTCCCAGATAAGTCTTCTAACACATAATACTGATTATTATGGTCTTTGCCTACAACTACTATGCCTGTTTCGTCAGAGTTTTCGTGAGAGGTTACTGCTGGGTCAACTGCAACAATAATATTTTTTAGATCTGGAACGCTATTTTTATCAATTCTTTCTGCTTCAATATCTTTCTGCGACCATAAAGCACCCTCTACATCCTCTAGTATCTCAGCGTATAGCTCTTGCCGCCCTAGCCGTGTCCCGCCATACTTTTCTTGCATCTGGTCTAATGCTGTTTGCGCTAAATTCGCACTGTTTTCAAACGTATTCCCAGTAGTCATTACCGTATTTTTTCGCGCTGCTAAACTTTTAATGAGTTGTGTTGGCTTTGGTGTTGTAGTTATGACGCATTGCGGATTGTCCCCTAACCGCAAGCCAAACATTAATTGATCAAACGTCTCAGGGTACTGCCAAGCGGCTAATTCGTCGCACCAAGCCCTATGAAACTGTGGGCCACGTAACCTATCTGGCTCTGTAGCACTGAATCCCATTATTTTACTGCCGTTGTACAAGGTTATTTCGGCGTTACTGCTATTGTGTCCTCGTCCAC